TTTTGATATTCACCAGGGCCGTTCTGGCCTGGTTCAGCTTGGTCCGCCACTCAATGGCCTGCTTGCTGTTCTCGCCATATTGCGCGGTGACGTCCGCAAGGCCCGCTTTCGCGTTGGCCACGGCCTTCCGCTGTTCGTTCAGCTGCGCATTCAGGATCCGGCTTTTATCGATCAAATACTGGCTTTTATCGCCGGTACGTTTATACTGCGCTTCGCACAGCTTCAATTCGGAATCATACTCGCGGACGGAGGCAGCCGCCGTGGTCATTGCGCGCTTATACTCCGCAACGCCCGTGACGCTCATCTTGGTATTGATCGCCATGCGCTCACTCCTTCCGCTTCCGCCTCAGCTGGTGCTGCTCATCGTCGTATCCCTGCCGCTGCAGGTACCAGTCCACCAGGGCGCCTGGCTCACAGATACGCTGGTCCCGGATCGATACGCCCGCGATCAGCCCATACCCCGCATATTTCCGCCAGGCCATCCGGTTCTTCCCGTCCCGGCGGTTCAGCTCTTCCAGGGTCACGTCCACCGCCCGCGGCTTTTTCACCTTGGACGAATGCACGGTCATGCCGTGAACCATGGCGGTGGAGATCTCCCGGATCGTGCCGGGGATGGTCTCCACCGTCATGGTTTTGATCACGTCCTCCGCCGCAATCCGCTCGGGTCTGCCGTCCGCCTCCGATGCCGCATTGGCTAGGATCGCCACCAGCTCACACAGGGTGATGATGCCCGCGGGAGATTTCACACATTCGGACAGGCGCTGCTCCATTTCGTCCAATGGCCACAGCTTGCGCTCGATCTGTTGCCAGGCCCCCATACTGAATAGCAGATCCATCAAATCCCCCTACCCCTAAAAAGGGCCGCAGGGACTGCCCCCACGGCCCTGCAGCAATCAGAGGTTGGCCAGGCCGTCCAGCCAGGCTTCCGCGGCGGCTTCGGTCGCGAAGTCCTGCCGGTTCATCACCTGCGGTTCGTCGGTGTCCAGATAGCAGGTCTTCGCCTTGCCGGTCAGGCTCACGTGGGTCCACTCGATGTCCTCTTCCATCGTGTTGGCTTCCACGTCGCCGGGGGTGAACATCACCTTGTGCACCCACCAGCCGCGGTAGATGTTGGCGCCGTTCTCGCGGAGCACCTGAACAAAACCGAAGCCGACTTCTGTCTCGGCATCCACCATGGTCTTGTAGATCTTGGAGCCCTGTGCGGTCTCCTGCTCCAGGCCCAGCATGGCCATAATGGCATCCGGCCACACGGTGGATTCGACTTCGATGTCCGCGCCAGTGCAGCGCTTGTAGTAGTCGTCGATGATGTCGTTTGCGTAGTCCGTGCCCTCGCTCCAGTTCAGCGTCACCTGGCCCCGGACGGCGTGATCGATGCTGGCGCCGGTGCCATAGGTGATCGCCGCGCCGCTGGTGTGGCTGGTGATGGGCGCGAAAACAAGATGCCGCATACCGATTGCGCTCATTGGTTTATCCTCCTGTCTTGCTTGTCAGTTCTTCCAGCTTGGCGGTCCCGGCCGCGTCCATGGCGGCCTTGGCTTCCGCTTCGCTTTTGGAAACCGCCTTTTTCAGGAAAGGCCGCTTCTTAATCAGGGCTGTTCCGCGCTCAATCTCCCGCACAAAGTACGGAATCGGAAAATGACTTTCCGCGAAATAGCCGTCAAAGGAAATACTGGTTCCGGTGCCGTCCAGCGTGTCCTTGAATTTCGCAATGCCGACGGCGTTCTGGATCTGGGCCACGGTTTCCGGCTTGTACGGCAGGCCGCCGGCGGCGGCTTTGATCCTGTCCGCCACCACCCGGGCCCCTTCATATAGTGCGAATTTTGCCACGGGCACGCCAACCTTCCCGGCCTGCTCCAGGATCTTGAGCTCCGCTTCTACGCCCCGCGTTTTCATAGGCCACCCACCGTTTCCACGTCCCACACGATATGCGCGGCACGTACAGAGGAATCATACAGGAAATCCCCCAGGCGCCACGCCATGCCGGACCCCTGCAGCACCGCCTGCACCGCGTCCACATAATCCGCGATGTTTCCCCGGCAGAAAAGGTCCACGGTGCCGGTGATGCTCTGATCATCCATCCGGCTGCCTGCCCAGTCAGCCCGCGCCCCGTCCGGCGCTACCATGCCCCAGGCATCCACGTCCGGGACGTCGTTCCACGCCCACATGACGAAGCGGGGGCCGCCGGGAATAGCGTTCAGGGCTGCAAGCAGCTCCGTCAGGCTGTTCACGTTCCATGTCCCCTCCTCTGCAGCGTCAGCGTGATCCCGTCCGTCTCGTCGATGTACACCCGCAGCACCTCATACTGCTTGCCTTCCAGCTCGGCGTAGGGCTCGCCCTCATACTCGAAGCTTTCCGGCAGCCAGAGCTTCAGTTCCGGCCGCAGCCCGTGGGCCATGGCCTCATAGGTTTCCTTCATGCCGACACTCTGGATGTAGCAGTAGACCGTGCGCTCTTCCCGCTCCGCCTGGTCGAAAACGCCCTGCGGCGCGGTCTCGGTGTACAGGATGGCGGTGGTAGCCCTCAGCATTCCCCCCGCCCCCAGTCCGTATAGCCCGTGGCGTGCATCAGCTGCGCTTTCTGCAGCTCATAGCTGGCCGCCAGCCGGTCGTAGTCCGCGGGGCTGCCGAAATGCATACGGGCATAGGTTTTCACGGCCGTCTGGATCAGCGGGTCCGCGGTGTCCGTCCGGATCCCCGCGATTTTCAGATCCAGCAGCGCCGCGTCAATCAGGCTCTGCAGCTCCGCGTCATAGGCTGCGGACGTGATCCGCATGGCCAGTTTTACCGCGTCCAGCATGGTTTACACCTCCCCGCGCTGTCTGTAGGCCTGATAGGTCTCGTTTGTGACGATGGTCGCCGCCTTGTGGCCAAGCTGGATTTTGGGATCGCAGTAGATTTCGTACCCGCAGCCTCGCGCCCGCAGGCAGAAGCTCAGGTCCTCGCCGTACCCGGGCAGCGGGGAGAACAGGTCGTGGTACTTGTCCAGCACCGTTTTGAGCACTTCCGTCCGCATCAGGACACAGCCGAAGCCGCAGCCCTCCACGTGGAACAGGCCCTCCGCGGGATAGTCTGTGAATACCTTGTCGACGCGTTCTTCCGGCGTCAGCCCGTTCCGCAGGACTTCCCACAGCACCGGCTGGAACGGCGCGCGCCGCATGTGATACACGCCGGTGATGATGTCGTGTCCCTTGATGTCGACCATCAGGTCCACCAGCAGGCTGCTCGGGAATATCATGTCGCTGTCCAGCCACAGCACGAAGTCCGCGCCCTCGCTCACGGCGATCTGGCCCAGGTCGTTCCGCGCCTTGTAGATCAGCGAACACGTGATAAAGCTGTGCTGCACGCTTCCCACATGCTGCATATTGGCCAGGCTCTGGCAGAACTCCGTCTGCACCGTGTCCATGGCCGGGACCGCTACCATCGTCCGCATCGTTTCCGCCCTTCCCCGCCCTGTTGCATCAAAGCGCCGGAGCCGGCAGGGCGGTCACCGGCTCCGGCTATATCTGACGGCGTTGTGCCGATCAGATCAGGTGGTGGTGCTCACCAGGCGGACGATCGCGTCGCCCTTGGCGGGCTTGCTGTCGAACACGGCCACGCCGCGGTATACGATCGCGTTGGCGGTGAAGCCGGCGCTTTCGTCCCGGTCCACGTTGATGTCCTCGCTCAGGTTGCCGACAACGTCCGTCCACTTGCCCAGATACAGGGCATCATTGGCGGTGCTCACATAGTCGTCCACCACGACGGGATAGCCCATCAGGCGGCCGCCGACGCCGTTCACGGTGTCCGGCACGAAGATGGGGTTGCCGACGCTGTCCACGATCTGCACGATCTCGGTATACAGGGTCTTCTTGTTCACCAGGAACTTGGCCTCCGCGTCATAGGCGGCAGGCAGCAGGGCGATCAGGTCGCACACGTCGCCGTAGGTGTAGCCCTGCGTGTTCAGGATCTGGTTGGTGTTGGTGGTGAAGGTGATCGCGGCAACGCCGTTGGTGGCGTCGTTCAGGATGTAATCGTCGATGGCCCGGGCGATGTCGCCGGCCAGCATCTCCACGATCCAGTTTTCGAAGCTGTCGACGCTCATGAGCTTCGCGGTCCGGCTGATCTGGATCACCTTCATGAACTCAA